TGTCCGCGAATTTGTTTGAGATGGAGTAGTCGGCATAGTCTTCGGCATAGTTCGTGATGAATGACCCGAAGCGGGTGTGTGCCACTTCGGACTGGAATTGCTCGCTGTTGACGAAATCGGTGACGATGAATCCGTCAGCGTGACGGCTAATTCCTTCCTTGGGCTCAATGTGAAATCGAATGAAATAGGGGTTCATAATGCTTACTGCATTGGAAAGCATGAGACAGCGCACGCGGTCTTGATATCGGTCTACCGTGGAGTAGAAATCCATGAAGACCTTGGCTTCATCCGGGAGGTATCTCAGTGACCCTTTATCAATGATGAATTCATCAAAGATAATGGTGTAGACATTTGGGTATGCAATTGACTTGTTTGCCTGCGCAGTGGAAAGGGGAATGAAATAGCCAATGGTTTCCCATTTCTTTCCCACCTTGCGCTGTGCATACTGTCCTTCTACGCGGAATTCCTCATCGGGAAATTCGTGCTGAATATCGGCAAAGAAACTGTTGCGCCCCTTAAGTTCAGTCTTATAGCGGCGAAGGTAAATGAATTGCTGACCTTTATTGATTGCGTTCTTAATAACGATTTTCTTGGCGCCGTAGGTCTTACCAAGACCACGGGCACCCATAACCATGTTAAACACGCCCGCATACGAGAGCACATTAGAGAAACTATAATAGGAAAATTTCTTTTTCATTCGTGACGCCTTACCGTCCACCAGCGAGTGCCGGCGAGTACATCAATAGATTTAGTTACTGGGCCATAATGTGGGTTGCCGCCGTGGCCTACTAGGGTGTTTGAGTCTACCACCATTTCAACGTGGTCCGTCTCGGGATAGTAACTGCCTGTGGACTTCCATGCCATGACAATCATGTCCCCGGGCCGCAACTGGGCCCGCTCTGCGGCCGTCATAGCCCCGCCACGGCGCGGGAACGGTTCAGCCCCGCGGAAGTATTGATCGCCAGTCCAAGTGCCAACAAATGTATTAGACGTTGCTTTATAGGCTGCATACATTAAACCGCTGCAATCCGTGATACCAGAATTGTCGGGGTCTTGCCTACCGGGACATTGACAATAAGCAAATTTGCCCAATCGGGCCATTACCCATGCCAGTGCCGCCGCACCCTTTCCGGAGCCACCGGGCGCGGGAGTTCCGCCACCTCCGCCGCCTCCGCCACCCGCGTTGGCGGCCGGGTTTTGGCCGACGATTGTTTGCTGAATGTCTTTGAGATTTACTTCCCATAGATTGTGGCCTCGAGAATACATCTGATAGTTGCCGAACTTTGAACGAAGCGTAAGAATACCACTGTCGTCGGCACTAATAATCAATTTGCCCCCAGACACATTAACAGTCTGAGAATTCTGCCCAATACTCCCGCCATTACCCGGAGTGTTTGCACTAATACCGCCCTCACCTACACCGCTAGTGTCCTTGCCAGCAATGATGTTTTTGGCTTGAGTATATCTATTGCTATAGCGCCCCAGAACACCGTTAGCCATGATGTCAGAATACATCTCATTAAGGCCTCCGCCGCTGTAGTGGTTTGCGACCTGAAAAGCGTAACGCGGTCCTTGGTGATACGCAACGCACCAGAGAATAAATGCGTCCGTATCCGTGTCGGGGTTAATCCCATACTGCTTAGCAACACTGAAATAGTTCTCAAGGTCCTTGACAATCTGGTCGCCCTGAATGTCCTTGCTCGCATTAAGCAACGGCTTGAGACTATCGCCTACAGGGCGAGACAGGTAATAGGTGTTCCAGGACGAATCGGACTCTGGAACGGACTCGAGCCGGGACCTGAAACCACCATCGACACGAGAATACTCGGTGGCGTGCGCGCCGCGCATTCGGTTGAGAATCGCCGCCGCGCGAGTGCCGTACCACTGCGCAATTCCGACAGTAATTGGGTCATTGTAGTTGATCGCCGAGTAATCCATAGACGACTCAACTTGACCGATAGCCTTAATCGCAATTTTCTTGGCTGTTGCGTCCCATGCCATAGTTCCTCCAACAGAAATAGCCTGCCCCAATTCTATCGGGGCAGGCTATTCCTGTCTACTCACCAGATTTTGTAGGTCATGTTCACCTGGTAGGTCTGGTTGGCGGAGAGAATATCTCCTGCGTAAATTCCCCCAGTCTTAGCGACATATAGATATTTGTATGTTCTGTCATTTCCAATAATGGGAGACATAACACCATCGTAGGGGCGCGCCCATCCGGGGATACTCATTAGTCGACCATCGTATCCCACATTACTTGTGCCAACCTTGAATGTTCCCTGAATGTAAACCCAATCCCTGTCGCGCTCGCACGTGAGGTAGTTGTAGTCCTTTGCCACAGTGCCGTCAGACAGCGTGTGCAGAGCCATCGCCGGAGGGTTGAACCACGACGACCCACCCTTGAGCCACACCTGAAAGAGCTCCTTGACGTGCGTGTACCCCGAGGCAGTCATGTGCACATTATCGGGCCCCTGGTCCCAGGACTTGGCTTGCTCGTCTCCCCAGTGCACCCAACCACGAGAACCTTCGCAGACGACGGCGCCGTAGGGCTTGCCCGCATTGACGACCTCGAATGTCCGGGAAACACATGAGCGCGCCATCTGCACATACTCATTCAGCGAGGACTCGTTAAAGATAACTGGAAGCACTCGAATGTCCGCGTTAGGGAAGTACTGGCGCGCAAGCCTAAAGAAAGTACTCGCCTTGTCGCTCACCGAATTCTGTGCCCGAATATCATTCAGCAAGTCGATCACGAACAAGTACTTAGTTCTGCGTCGTTTATCCTCAGACATTCCCTGCTTAGCGTTATCCAACTGGGTTAGGAAATTGTTGTCAGACGTTGAAGTAAACCCGCCGCCGCCAATCGCATACACGTTCGGGTTAAGCCCCAACTCACGACACAGAGTCACAGTCCAGCTGCTTGCTTCAATCGTCGCATTAGACGAACCAATAACAACGCCCTCAGTGAGTTTAGGGTCCTCAAGGAAGATGTCATTAGCCTCAGTCTTCGTGTAATAGGCCGGGAAACGGTTGTCAAAGTCCCTGCGCTGTTGATCCAACTTTCCCTGAATGTCAGACTGAAACTGTGCGTTCTGGGCTTTAAGCGCGTCACCCCACGCCTTAGTCGTCAGCGTAACCCGCTTACCGGCAGGCGACTTAAGTGGCGCCTCAATGTAGTTGCCGTCAACCTCACGGAATTCAGCGTCAATAAGGCGCCGCTTGAAGTCCTCAATCAGAGACTCGAGCGCAGTTTTCTTTGCATCCAGTTCCTTGTTCCAACCTGAATGAGTCTTCTCAACCTCAGTAATGAAATTGGTGACCGTCTCATTCAGTTTGGCGATAATCTTGTCCTGCTCCTCCCCGAACGAATTCGTGAACGCAATAACATCGATGACGCTACTACGAATTCGTTCAAGCACATCGATATAGGTGAGCCCATCGCGATAGGTAAACGGGGTAATGTTGTTCACCGACCGAGACTGAACGCGCCAAAGCGCTTGGTCGATAGAGCCGATAATGTCGTCACCAGTAGCCATAATATCCTCCAAGTCCTAGTCCGAAATAGTATCCATTAATTAGTCCGCCAGGTGTGTGGGGCATATCTGTGTCCCATAATCCCATAAACAATTCACTTAGTTCCGCAATAACTAAATCATCTACATTAAGCAATGTTCCCCGATAGTCAGCAATTGCTCGCGCCTTAGAGCCCGAATATCCCCATGAACTCGAATGCTGATTGTTGAGATAGTTGCTATTCGACGAAGACGTGCTATCCGACTCATTGCGTGAGGTAGTGTCACCCGAAGTGCTCGCGTCACTGATACTCGTAGCATAGTCCCCATCGCCCGCAAGCCGTGTCTGGGGAGTGTCCGAGCCCACGGTACGCCCCTTGGACTTGTTGGTGCCACTGCCGCTGCCGGTCTGGTGATTGATCCCCGAATTCTGGGACCTACCGTCCTGGCTGGTCTCGCTGTAGTGGCGATTGCCTTCGAGCGGGTCTGTGTTTTGCAGTTCAGCGAGATACATTCGATTATATCGGGGCATAATCAGTTCCATCTTAAGGCTTAATCGCCAAATAAAGATGTCGATAGTCTCGTGAGCAATTTCTTGAAGCCAATATGTCTTCTTGATTCGATCATTCAGAGTCTTTCGATATGCCTCATCAAAAATCGGATAATCGTCAAGTCCAATGCGGTCATTGGTTAACTTAACAACGTCACGAAGCATTATCGTTGTTACTGACATCGTCACCCCCATAGGTTGTCAAATTGGAATTAGCAAGATAGTCATTAAGGTTGGGCGCAGCATTGTCGTCAACCGCCCAGTAGCACGAGACATTCAGTCCGAATTTCTCATTAATCTGTTCACATGCAAGTTCCCGCGGCTTCATGAACGACTCACGAGATGCAAGCACCTGACCTGAATTGGCGGCGGCTTCCTCAACCACCATGCGCTCACGCTTTTCAGAATTGACATTCATAATCCCGAGCATTGTGAGCGCTTCGCCCCAAATCTTGGACTTGGACTCCATATGCTTGATCGAAGAAACAGCGCCAGCACCAGCATTCTGGTTGAGCGGGAACACACCTATCGTGTTGGCGAGATTGTCCATACTCATATTCTCGGTGCCCCACACAACGGGTTCGCCGTCGTAGATCTTGGAAATGAGATTCTGGATAGTGAGGCGCTGGTCCTGCGAGCACGCAACGATCATCGGGTTGCGCTCATTCAGCAGATCAATTTCGATTGTTCTGTCAATCTGAGCAAGTCGTGCAGCATACGAGAGCACTACATCAATTTCCGGCTCCCGAACCTGATTACCCCAAATACACACCGACTCCGAAGCACTCACTTCGCGAGAATAGACACCATTGCGGGTGACGCGATACCCCGTGGGGTTATCCTGAATGTCCAGTGGCCCCGAAATTGTTGCGGGCATTGCCATAAACAATTCGAAGAAACTGTCCCAATAGAATACTGAGTATCCATTATTGAAGATAGTTGCTTCAATAAAACGAGGGTCAATCCCATTAGGCAGTCCCTCCCAAGTAAACCGGGAAAGGCACTTGCCCATTAACTGTCGCCGGTACATGTGCTCGAGTTGCGCCTGTCGCGCCTCGGATGAGGACGGGGGAGATGCCATGATTTTCTTGTAGATGCCGTTAAGCACATAATCCTTTTTACTCACTAAGGGTCACCCTAACCGTCTTATCAATTCGATTGTTGCGAACATTCGTGTTACCGATACGCTGAGGAGAACGCCACACAGTCACACCCTTTTCGAAGATTCCTCGCACACTGGCCTTGAATCCCTCAGGGATAGTTGTGTCAACCAAGTAGCACTCAGCCATCTTCCAATATGTAAATTCGGTCATAAGGCTAAGTGTCTTCGGGAACTTGATCCAAGTGTTCATCAAGTACCCATACCTAAGCCAGAAATCACCAATACTACGCATAGCCGCCGGTGATACACTCCTAATTCTAGCATCAATCACAAGTCCATTGGAGACCATCGCAGACACGTAGCCCGAAGTCTGTCCAACCACTGACGGTGGAATAACCTGCATGTCCTGACGCTGACCATTAATCGACGCAATAGCCGCCTCATAATCGCCATTAGCGGCGAACTGAGCCAGTTCGTAGTTAGTATCACGCACAGTTCTCTGCTGTTGCTGAGAAATCTGCGAAGCACCGCTGGCCAACTGGTTCTGAATATTCGCCGTCGACTGTGCCTGAGAATTATTAATCATCGCAGACACCCCGGCCGTAGCCGCCTGACCAATACCAGCACCAGCCGCCGAACCATTCAGCCCCATAACACCGCCAAGCGCCGTCATAGCGCCCTGAGTGGCCTGAACAGTAGCCCGCATATTGTTATAACGCGACTGAGAATCGGCCATAGCAGAATTACCCCACATGGAATTCTCAGCCCCAGCCTGAGTCGCAGCAATACCCGCATTAGCAACATCACGCGCCGCCGTCGCAGCACGCTGCGCCCGCTGTTGCTGCCACTTCGCGTTATTCACCTGAGCGGCCGCAGTGTGTGCCGACGAAGCAAGCGCATTCAGCGAGGAATTGTTGACGGCCGAGAATGTGGGGAGAGACGTGTATCCGGTACACATATCCCAGCCCTCACCGTACTCGTTAGTCACCTTACCTGCACGGCGCTCAACAATCACAGATTCGGTGATTGTGTTGTAGTCCCGGATAGTGAAAAACAGGGACGGATTAGGCGGCACAACATGGGCATACTGATTAATGTTAATTCCCGCTGTGCGGATAGACTCAGGGCGAAATTCAACAGGATTCCCTGAATATGTTGTCAACTCAACAATACAGTATGGCGATGTCACAAATTTCTTAAGTTCCCGATATTCCTTAGGGAGTAACGAAAGAAATTCATTCCTAAAACTAGCGTCAGTCAACGAATAATTACGATTAATGTAAACACTGTTGTCAGATAACCATGTCCACGTTCCTTGCCCTGTTTTCTCACCAACCTTAACTTTGTCGCCGGCATTTAAGTCAACAACATCTTTAGGGACAATAGTGATTGACCCAATTCCCTGTGCGACCCAGGGGTAATAACGAAGCCCTTCCATACCGGATTTAAAATTACCCGCGGTGCACGCATAAATTTCGGTGCCGTTAGGGATTCCTTCGGTTCGCGAGGAAGTGGCCATAGATACGCGAGGATTATTTTCGTCACCGTAACCATTATTGGCGTCAAGTTTTGTTGTGGAAGTAACAATCACAACATAATCATAATTATTAACGTCCGCCAGCAATCGCCGGTAGGTTCGAATAATTTGGTGCTCAGACCCCATATCCAGACCCTCAGGCTGAGTCAACCAGTTCTTTCCATAGTTGTCGAAAGAATCAGTTGCAGCAATTCCCATGTGCCCGCGCTCAAGGTAACTGCGACCAAAATTGATTCGCTGGTAATAAGTGGTCCAAACGTCGAGTTGAAGTGTCAACTGTGTTGTGTTAGGTGCAATGTAGTCAATACTAGTGATAAAATAGAAAAACACGCTAGGCGTGTAGCCTTCAAAACCAATGTTGTTAACAGGGCGTCCGGGATTCTCGACCATCACATAGTTGTACTGATTTGCCTTAGTGAACGGCGTGGGAATGCGAATCGGCTTACCCTGCGCAAGATAAGTCATCTGATTAATCTCAACCTTATGCAGATTATTAAAAGACTTAACATAGGCATAAGGCGTGTGGCCATACGACTTCCAGTCAACAATATCCCGATACGTATTATCGAAAGGCACATTAACCATCGTGATAACACTGCCCGCAGACCACACAGAATAATCAAACGACAAGCCCGCGCGCGTCTCAGGCGGCATTGCATAAATCTCTGACATATCGTCCTCCTTCAAGTCCAAGCATAGCAGAACCGGGCGCCCATTGGACGCCCGGTTCTACATTGATTCAGATACTACTTCTTGACCTGAATACTAATCTCCTTATTCAGCGGCTTATTGCCATCCTCGCCCTTAGTGTCAACATTAACACCGAGAGTGAGGAACGCGTCGGGCTCATCGGCCCCGATGGTAAGAACTCCGTCATTAGAAATCTTCGTTCCCTTAGACTTTGCGTTCTTGATATACCAGTCAGTAGCGTAACCCTTATTCGCGGGCACCGTCTTCCACTGAATAGTCGCCTGACGAACCGCCCCAGGAGGCATAATAGTCGACTGATTACCATCCGGCTTAAACACAAGCAGTGAAGTAATCGCAGCATTAGTCTCAGCCTTAGGCGTCACCACAATCGTGTTCTGCTTAGTGCCGAACGCAATAGCAGGAGTAAACGGCGAAGCACTCATAACCGACCAGTGATGCAGCCAGAAATTGTCATACAGACCCTCAGGGTTAGAGATACTCCGGTTCTCAAGCAGAATATCCTTAATCACGAAGAACTGCTTACTGGTCAAAATAGCCGACGTATCAGCCATCCCCAGCGCCTCACCCGGAACCGTGATGATATGAGACGGCGCCTCGGCGTCGCTCCGATTAAACGCCGCGGACAGGGACGTCACGTCAACGTTCGCCTTGAACTCAGGCGTGGCAATAAGCACCAAGTCCTCAGGCCGAGCGAACGAGTGGACCGCCGCCGAGTTAAACGCGGGCGTCGGGTACTGCATCTTATTTGCGGCAACCCTAAGCGCCTTGAGTGCAGCGTCAACCTTAGCCTTATCCGGCTCGAACGAATTCATATCGGAAATCTGCATCCGATAGAATCCGAACTTGTCGTCGAAGGTCTTGAACAACTTCGTCATGCTAAGGAACTCGGACCACTGGTCAGACGAAGCCGCCACGGCCATAATCTGAGAAATCATCTCAGAAAGACCATTGTCCGAAAGAAAAGCCCGACGAAGCACATCACGATTAATCGTGATCTTAAACTTCTCCTTGCGGTTAATCGTATGGAACGCAGACTTAGAAGGCGGTGGAGCCTGCCCGAACACGTCGCGCTCTAGATAGTCGCGCTGCTCCTCGTAAATCGTCGGCTTGATAAAGTCAAGGTGAACTTCCTCGATAGTGT